ATGGTTCCGACCTGGAACACAGCGGAGGTTCGACACCTACCCAGCCGCTCCATAATGAGGCTAACCATGCTAGTTAAAAAAGCCAGAAGGCCGTCCATGCTGAAACCGGCAAGGCTTTTGACGAGATGAAAAAGGAACAGGGTTGATGGATAAGTTCAACCAGCTTCTGGAAGTAGCCGATACCGCAGATCAGGCCGAACTTAAAATTCTGTATAACTCACAGATCAAGTGCGCCAGGGCTTACAATGACGATCCTACATCTACGAGAAAGCGAGACTGGGATGCCGCAAAGCGTGGACTTGAAGAAGCTATCAAGTTTTTTACGGAAAAATACAACATTGGAGAAAGTGTCGTTTTCAACAATCGGCTTGAGGTTATCGAGCACTTGCGCACCCAGGGCTACAAGATAGGTAAGACCAAATTTTATGATGATTGCAAGCAAAAAAAGGTCAGGATTCAGGCTGACGGGTCAATACTGGCTAAAGATGCGGAATTATACGCAGTCAGAGAGGGGATTTATAGACCTGAGGCCATAAGTTCATCAAATAAGGCTGAAGGGTTGCACGAAACAAAACTACAAAAAGAAATAGAAAAGCTGACATGGGAGAATAAAAAACGTGAATTTGAGTATGATTTGCAGTTGGGTAAATATATCCCGCGTGACCTGCTTGACCTTGAACTGGCCTCTCGTGCCGCTGTCTTTGATTCACAGCTTAGAACCAAGATAAAGGCCAGAATAAAAATCTGGATAGCTATGGCGGACGGCAAGATAGACAAACAACCGGACATTACCGCGGATGCTTTTGAGATGCTTGACCAAGTTATGAATGAGTTTGCCAGGATGGACAGGTTTGAGGTTGTTTTTGGTGACCCATCAGAACCGGGGACTGAACAATGAGGGTTAATGTTCAAACGGCCGCTTGGTTGCCTGATTCGATTGCAGGCAAAATAAATCAAGGGGAACGCATTGTCCATGCCACCACTATCAGCAATGCAGAAAAGCGAATATTACGCAAAAGAAAACGCCTGCCTATCAGTAAATGGGCAGAAAAGCACCGATGGGTCAGATTGTCAAGCAGGGAAGGGCAATGGCAAAACTCAACAACTCCTTACCTTTCTGGCCCGATGGATACGGTTGGCCTGCCCTTTGTCCGGGATGTAACCATTTGTGCCGCTCCCCAGGTTGGCAAGACCGAGCTTGGATATAACTGCCTTGCTTCGTGGATTGACCAGGACCCCGGCCCGGCCATGATTGTCTATGCAGATGAGGTTACGGCCAAACAAGAGCTTGATGAACGCATTGAGCCTATGATTAACGACAGCCCTCACCTGTCGCAATATAAAACACTGGCTTCAAGGGATATGTCGCAACAGCGTCTGGCTTTGCAGCACATGATTATACACACAGCCTGGGCAACGTCTGTGGCGCGCCTGGCCACTAAGCCCAAAAGATATGTCATATTTGATGAAATTGATAAATACCCTGCCAGCCTGAAAAAAGAGACAGACCCTATCAGCCTGGGGGTTAAGCGTACCCGGACCTACCCTGATGATAAAAAAATAATTAAAATTTCCTCTCCTACTTGGGAAGCAGGGCCGATATGGCAAAGCATGTTGAATGCCCAGCGGGTGTTTCATTACTTTGTGCGCTGCCCGGATTGCAGGCACATGCAGGTCATGGTCTTTGGGGGGAAAGAGACGAAAGGCGGGGTTAAGTGGCCGCAGGATGAGCGTGATCCGGCAACCATTGAGACCGAGCGCCTAGCCTGGTTCGCGTGCGAGTCCTGCGGGGCTGCCTGGGATGACGCCCGCCGGGATCAGGCCGTGGCCCTGGGACAATGGCGCTGTTCCGAGTCCGGCCGTGAACTCATGGCCGAGCTTCAGCTTTCCCGGCCTTCGCGGGTGGGCTTCCATATCCCCGCCTGGCTGTCCACCTTTGTCAGCCTGTCCGAGTGCGCCGGGGCTTTTCTGCGCGGCACCAAGTCCAAGACCTTGCTGCGCGACTTTATGAACGCTTACAGCGCTGAACCTTGGCTGGAGTTTGAGGTTGAGCGCGATGAAGACCAGATATTAAAGCTCCGGGACAGCCGCCCCAGGGGGCGCGTGCCTGGTGATGACCAGATTGCCTGCCTGACTGCTGCCGTGGATACCCAGGATGATGGGTTCTGGTTTGAGATACGGGCCTGGGCATTTGGCCAGGTTATGGAATCCTGGCAGGTCAGGGAAGGTTTTATCCCGGCCACCTGGCATAAGGTGAACCCGGAAGCCTTGCGCGGCCGTCAGTATCATTATCACCCGGCCTTTGATCCCATCCGGGAGATCGTCATGGATCAAGTTTACCTGGACCCGGACGGCAATGAATACAACGTCCTTTTGACCGGGATTGATGCGATGGGGCACAAGACATCCGAGGTTTACGACTTTGCCCGCGCGCACAGGGGCAAGGTTTATCCCATCCAGGGGATGCGCAACCGCTCCAACCGGCCTTACAAGTTCAGCAAGATTGACACATACCCCGGGACAAACAAGATCCTGCCCGGCGGCCTGTCTCTGCTTCAGGTTGATGTTAATCATTTCAAAGATGAGTTATCCGGCAAGCTCCAGGTATCCGGTATGGACCCCGGAGCCTGGCATCTGCATTCCGAGACTACCCGCGACTGGGCGCGCCATTTGTGCGCTGAATATATAGATGAGAAGACCGGGCGCTGGGAGTGTCCGTCAAACAAGGACAACCACGGCTGGGACTGCTCGGTTTATAACCTGGCCCTGGCGGATGTGCTGGGTGTGCGGATGGCAACCAGAAAAAAGGAAAAGGACGCAAGACCAAAACCAAAACCCCAGCCTCAGGCTCAAAAGGTGAGCTTGTGGTAAATCTTACGGAGGATAAAGATGAAATTGACATGGGTAAGACAATATAAGTTTTGCAGACTTGAATTTACTGCTGAAGCAGAAGATGTGGAGACTTTGATTGAAATATTTGACCGTGTTCAAACGGGAAAAAGCAATATTGGCTCAAAGCCTAATGTTCCTGATCCACAAGGCCCGATTGTTGGCCCTGATACCCCTAAGCCTAAAGCTCCAACATATAGCAATAAAGAACGATTTATTTAATGGAGGATAATGATGGCGTATAAGAAAAGCGCGACAGACAAGGTTAACGGCAATGTTGAGGTTGACAAGAAGGATGAACCCACCCCTGACATCCTGTCCAGCAAGCAGGAGGTTGCGGATGAGCTGAAGATGAGCCTTTACCAGCTTGACCAGCTCCTGCGCCGGTATCCGTTTGAGAACTGCGGTGCTCCCGGTAAGATTATGGGCAGATGGAAAGTTACCCGGTCAAACGTCCACGCCTGGTTTCGTTATGTCCAGAGCCAGGAGTTGCGCCATCCTGATGCCAGAAGGTTGCGGCCGGAAGAGCCGCCGGAGGTTGCGGGGATTAAAGGGAGATAACAGACCTTTGCGGGGTTAGCGTCTGATTTCCAAAACCATGTCAAGCCCCAACATTATACCAACTAACCCCCAACTAACACCCAACTAACCCCTAACTAACCCCCAACTAGCAAAAAGTCTCAAAACCCCGTGTTAAGGTTGCACAAAATTTTGTGAACCTTCCACCCGACACGGGGTTTGTATGGCCATATTCACTTCTTCTGAACTCTCCGAACAAATATCAGCCTGGAAGCAGGCACTGCTGTCCCTGGCATCCGGCCAGGAATATCAAATGGGCAATCGCCGCCTTCGCCGTTCCGACCTGCCCGAAGTCCGCTCTACCCTCAAATTTCTTGAAGAAGAGCGTCAAAACCTCTCCGGCACTACCCGCCGAGTTTATGCCAAACCCACGAGCGACACATGGTGAGCATATCCAATATTATTGACCGCGCTATTGGCCTGTTCAGCCCAAAGACCGAGCTGCAACGCATTGTCAGCCGTCAGATGGCCGACAAGGTGCGCCACCAGTACGCCGCGGCAAAGAACACTTATGTTTCCGGAGCCTGGAACCCCAATGACCCAAAAATCAACACGGTCATTGCCAACTCAGTCTCCACCCTGCGATCAAGGGCGCGTCAGCTTGTCCGGGACATGCCCGCTATGGCCACGGCTGTTGAGCGCGTGGAGCAGTACACCATCGGCAACGGTATCCAGCTTCAGGGCCGGGTGAAAGACCCCGTCACCGGCAAGCTGGCCCAGGGCATCAACACAAAGATTGAGGACGCCTGGAAGTGGTGGTGCGATGAAGCGGACGCGGGAGGCCGCCTGCACTTTTCGGAGATTCAGCAATTATGCTGCCGGGAAGATGTTGAGGTCGGCGAATATATCGGGGTCAAGCAATATACCCAGGCCAAAGGCAGATTTTTACCCTTCCAGATTTTGCTCCTTGAACCTGACCAGCTCTGCGGTTACGGCGCAAATCCCCTGCCCGGCAATGAGATTTATAACGGCGTGGAATATGACCCGCGAAGCGGCAAGGCCCAGGCTTTTCATTTTGAAGATCCTGACCGCTGGAAAAAGCCCAAGCGCATTCCCGCCAACCATGTCATATTAGGTTTTCGCACTCTGCGACCAGGACAGCTCCGGGGCGTCACCCCTTTGGCCCCGGTCCTGCTCCTGGCTCATCAGCTCCGGGATTACCTGGAAGCTGAAATATCCACCGCACAGAAAGCCGCGCGCTGGTTGGCTTTTGTAAATTCAGCAGACCCGGCAGCCTCAATGGAGGCTTTCGGCGCCCTGGCCACTCCGGCCACGGACAGCGCTGACGGTGAAAAATACACAATGGAAATGGGTCACGCCATTATTGATTTCCTGCGTACCGGCGAAAACGTGACCATTGCCAATCATAACCGCCCAGGGGATTCATTCGAGCCTTTTGTCAAATTTATCCTGCGCTCATTCGCGGCTGCCGTGGGTATATCTTACGAGCTGGTCTCCGGCGATTATTACGATGCCAAGTACACCGCTGCCAGGGTATCCAGAAACGATATGCTAAAGGGAATAAAGATCAGGCGTGGGCGGA